TCACCCTGAGCTAAGGCACCAACCAAGCGCAGAGCGCGTTTAATAATATCATCCCGTGTAGTTGAGTATGACGTAGTGCCTGATGTACTCATAGTTAACCTTTCAGTTTAAGTAATGTGTAGAGGGCAGTAATGGCGGTTGCTGCACCTCCACACCATTTAATAAAACTAACCACTAGATTTGCAGCTTTCCATGCAGCAGCTAAGTCTTCTACATCAGATGTGAGCTTATCTAGTTTATGTTCTATCTGTGTCAATCGTTCGTCCGTCACGCGCCGGTCATGTTGATCATTCATCTTTTACCTTTTTAAGTCGGGGTGAAAACATCCATAAGGCGACCTCTTGATCTGGATCATCTAGAAGCCAGCCAAAGTTGAGTACCCAACAACGTCCTTTAAATACTTTAGATGGAGTAACTTTCTTCCATTGCCAGTACTTGCCACAGGACACACGCAGAGTGCCATAGACAGGCCCTTTGTAGTTTACCTTGGTGTTGCCATCAAAGATCCTACCTGAATCGATCCTAGCCCCTAGCACAGTCCATTTGAAGCCATACAGACTATTACGATAGAGCCACAACAGGTGGCGCAGATAATGTGGATACCAAATATACTTGTTAATGTGATTGACATCACCATCCAATGAATTGTCTGGAGTGTCAAACCACGATAGCCATTTAGGTAACTTCCACCCTTCAGCAAAGACAGAGGCATTATCAGTCCAACCTTCTCTACGCACTGCGAACAGCGGTAGAGTTGGTGTAATGATCCACGCCACGATCTGCATGATGAAGGAGATCAGAAGGTAGATTAGATATCTCATCAGACTAAACGAATCTTGACGGTGCCGCTCGTGTGGTAGAGGCCACCAATAGGAACGCCTGCATCCGCTGCGGCAGCATCGTTAGCGTAAGAAGTAATCAGGACTCCAGATTCTAATCCAGTAGGACCAATCTGTACCTTATCAACCCCATTAACCTGAATGGTGCCGGATAAGCCATCAGGGGCTGCTACTAGAGATATAGTCATTATCGTAGCTCCATCCACTTGGCTAGCGTTACTGATACGCCAGAGACTAGGTTATAGGACGCACCACTGGGAACACGCGCGTACAGTGAAGTAAAATAGTTACCAGCACTAGTTTGCTGGATGATATACGTTTGTGCCACAACCACACCTGCAACGCTAATAGCAAAACCAGTAGCGCCAGAACTTCCAGCATTTGCACAGCTAACTGCGATGTCGATAGGTTGCCCTGTTGAATTTGTGTACGAACCAGCAAGCAATCTACTCGCGGTCATATCCTGCCAAGTCTGGGCATTCTGTGGAAACCCCACCTTCCCCGCCGCATCCACAGTCAGAATATCCACCCCATCATTGCGGGTTAGCTTCAGGGGGGTCGCCCCGCCATCAGCACTTGCATCTAGCGTGAAGTTATTGGCAGGAGTTACTGAGAGGCCGAGTTGGGCGCGGATTGTTTTGAGTAAAGACATTATGCAGCCCTCGCAAGGAAGCAACCGACACGAAGTTGAGAAATTGTTGGTGCCCCTGTTACAGAAATATCTTGGGTTAATGACAGATTATCGGTAGTTCCATTCATATAAACTAGTGCCGAAAGCGTTGCTGCACCATAGGATGTTACGTATGGGCCTCCAACATTAATAGCCATAACCCCAGCGCCTCTCTTTAGTTTTATCGCAACATAACTAACAGTGGTCGCGCTGACTTGGAAAGTAGCTGAATACTGATAGTAGCCAGCAACTAGCGGAGTAAAAACACCAGCAGAGTAGGCATTGTGCGTGTCCAGTTCTTCTATTGGCTGTAATAGCAAAGTACCATTTACAGTTCCAATTCCATTAATAGCCGCCGTAAAAGCTGGCCCATTCCCCGCGACATTAGGCGCAAGATCAGCCTGAACAATCGTGCCGTCCTGCACCTTGTCGATACCTGTAGTTCCTGAAATAGTTGTTGTCATTAGACGATGCTCCATACTGAGCCAGTTGGAACAGTTACCGTGACACCGTTATTAACAGTGATTGGTCCTGCACTCATAGCATTTTTTCCTATAGTGATTGTGTAATCACCTGTAACATTTATATCATTCTCATAGAATGCTGGATTACCAACAGCACCTACAGCACCGCCACCCATTGAAGTCCATGCTGTGCCATTCCACCATTCAGGAAGAAGGGTTGTGGAATTTGCACGTGTGTCACCAAAGACAGGAGACGAAGGACGTTGTGCAGTTGTACCACTAGGGATACGCGCTGCGCCTGTAGAACTGTCCTTGGTTACAGTAATAGCAAGATCAGACTTAAGGCCAATAGCAGTAGCTTGAGCAGTACTGATAGGTTTGTTAGCATCTGAAGTATTGTCGACATTGTCTAGACCAAGGTTTTGTTTTACTTCTGTTGGTGATGTTGGATTGTTAGTTCCATTACCAATCGCTTCTGAGATTGTGCGATCTACCTTGTTTAACCAAGTGGCATCAATAACAGTAGTGTTGTTTATAAAGTTTGTGATCATTAAGTTGTTCCTGTAATTGAGCAGCCTGCAGTAGCACGTCCTGCGATTGCAGTTCTACCATCGGAAGTACATGCATATACCACATTCACAAATACATATTCAGGAATGGGTCTTACAAAAGGCACAGTGATTTTATCGGACTGTGCTTTAACAAAGTCCTGTGGATGTCTTGTCTCATAACAATCACCACAAACGATAAATCCTGTCCATTCATGTTTTGCTTCGTGGGCTTTTATTTTTTTACTACATCTATCACACGTTAAATTGAATTCACCAGAGATGTAATGATTTTTTGACATTTCTATCCTTGTGTTTCAATTTGATACTTACGTATAACTGCAAGTACCTGAACAAATGCTTGATTCAGAGAAGTATCCATTCCAAGAGGTTGAGCAGTTTCAGGATCAACTACTGGAATAGGATCGTCCCCAAGAGTAAAATCAAGCTTGACACCTATAGATGGAAGTTTGTCTAAAGTACGAATAGAACCATCTGCAAGTTTCACTGCGAGACTTTGTTCGATTAAAGCTGTTGGTTGTAGATCTCCCACACTATCCGGCCAATCAACTTTTAGTTGAGTAACACGGACATAGGGTAGACCCACTTGTGATGGATCATAATTCATGTATAGTCCTTAAATACTATAACCACAATACATTCCATACCAATCGTATGCAGTTAGATCAAAGCGAGTTGCCTCTCCACTAGAGATCCAATAGAACTGTGAACTAAGCTGCATACGAAGTGTTGTGGACATATATAATAATTAATCTTTGACCAAAGAAGCACGGAAAATCTTAACAGTCGCACCACCAGCACCAGAGAAGGTGACATACCAGTTAATAGCTACCTGAGTAAGCCCTGTTGCATTGGCGGGGAGGGTGACAGTAGGTGTGCGGAGATATGCACTATAACTATCAGATCCAGTTCCAGTTTTACTTGCAACTTGATACAAAGTTCGTGAGACTGACGGAGATGCGGGGGTTCCACCAGTATAGGTCAGTGAAACCTCACAAGCAACTGAAACTAAATTAGTGGCTGCACTCACATCAACACCACATTCCCCATACACAGTAGACCCTGCTGGAAACTGCGTAAAATTAACATTAGATGGAATAGTTATTTTGAATTGATCATTAGCTGCTGTAGAGGTAATTACAAGTTGTTGTGCATTTCCTACCGCCTGTTGTTCAGCTAGAATACCAGACAGTAGTGGAGCAGCAACAACAGATGCAACCGCAGTTGCAGCAGCACCAACAGATCTATTAATTGTTGCAGTAGTGAGTTGTGTGCCAGTAACACCAGTACCTGCTGATGCACTTGTGCCACCAACAAACAAACCATCAATAGCGGACAAGATGTTTTTACTTAAAGCATCCTTTTGAAAGCAATCATATTGACTACTGACCAAACCCTTATATGGTCTAACATATTGTGAAAGTTGTGTAGCTATAGCCTTACCTGCAAGATATGCACCCTCTGCTCCGGGATGATTAGAGTCAAAATAACGGGAAGCAAGTGTGTAACCATTGACATTGGTTGCATCAACAAAAGCAGCTTGGAAATCAACCCAAATAACTCCATCACGTGACAATGCAGCTTCACGTAATTTTCTATTTAATCTTTGAATCATTCCCAAAGTCACAGCAGTTTCTGAACCAGCGGCAGTCATCGTTGTGATTGGGCCCGTGATAACATTACAACCGGCCTCTATCAGTAGATCCCAAGCCGCTTGATTGTTAGACATAACAGCAGCTTCTGTGACTGCAACATCTCCACCATAGACTGAAGCGTAAAGCGTCACATCATTTCTACCAGAGATGAAGAAACACCACTTAGGATTAGCTGCAAGAACGTCTGCTGACCTTGCAAGAATCTGACCAGAATGTTCTCCAGACACACCACCGTTATATACAAAGTTGAATGGTAGGCCAAGCAAAACATTTGCCCAAATACCCCACCCACGCGGATTATAAGCACTGGCCTGCTGTGTTGTCATGTCACCTACGATTGGACTATCGGTTGTAGACGCACTGAAGTTTTGAGAAGCGAGGGAGTCACCCCAGAATGCGGCACGGTCGCCAGTAATTGCACTTCCACCCGCAGCACCTAATTCATTCCAAGTATTGTTTTGAAAAGTGTACATTGGGTTTGCAGCTTCATCGGTAATAGTACAGATAGTGCCAGCAAAAACACTTGGATTTTGTGCAGCTTGTAGTTTTGTAAAGTCTGCTCTTGTTTTATAAATTCTCATTTAATTAACCACCGTAATAAATAATATATTCAGCACCTGTACCTGACACATCAGCATAGATACCATATTCAGCCACAACAGGATTCTCAAAAAGAACATGTGTGAAGCGAGTAGCAGCCAGAGCAGTGACCTTTGCTAGAACAACACCAGAAGCTGCTGAAGCATTATCATATACAATTACGGAGGCTGCATTTGTACCATCACCCAAAAGGGTAATAGCATTAATTCGATTTCGACCAGTTTGGATAACTGCGTCAGCGGCCTTTAAACCGGAAGAACGTGAGGAAGCCATTTGTTATACTCCTGTATAATTCAAAGGAAAGAAAAGGGGAGATACTCCGTGTTTAGCGAAACATCTCCCCTTTGGGTAGTCACTCTATTACAGAGTTAGACCTTGTTGTGGAATGTAATACTCCACCTTAACGATTACAGGTGTAGTCAAAGTCGCACTGGCCTTTAGATAAACAAGTTTATCAGCAGTCAGTTGAACTCCAACACCAGAACCAGTTTGTGCACCAGAGGCGGCATAACCAGTTGAGTTTGGTGCAAAGGCATTTACCAGTTCTGTACCACCATTGGTGTAACCTACGTTAATTGTCTGAGTGGTATTTGCACCCTGAACAATCGTATAGACACCAATAGGGACAGCATACTTAGGCAGACCAAAAGCAGCAAAACCTGTAGAACCATCCGCCACTTCAATGACACCAACCTTAGTTAGAAGATCACGAACAGTGGGAGTGTGGACTGTTACGCCCTGTGGACCTACGAAGTTAGCTGCCATGATTAAGCACCAGCAGAACCGTAGATAGAACGGGGATCAGACCAACCGAAGGAGTAACGAGCAGTGGCCTTGAACTTTGCGTTCTCAGTGTCAAAATCGTTATCCATCTCGAAGGCATCACCACGACGCTCGAAGTACTTCAGACCATCCTTAACATTGGTTAGGATGTACCATGCATCTGGGTCAGCCAGATAGTGGTTAGTAATAACATTACTAAAGATACCTTCGTTCTTAAGAACGTTCGGATCATTTAGATCAGTACCAACACGACCATCGGAACCAAGAATGCGCTTAACTTCAAACTGCTGTTGATAAGGAATGACCAGCTTCTCAGGACGAGCAGCGATGAGCAGACCACGATCATCACGGAAACCCGCGATGTCGATAACAGCTTGTTCAAGAGCAGCTTCTGAAAGGTCAGCAGCGGTTGCGATCTTGTTAGAGAAGACACCACCAGCAACGTTCGGGTGGAGAGCAGAGATTAGCTCAACACCGTCACCACCAACATAGTTAGAATCGAATGCACGATTGTAGATGTTGGAACCGACGATTTCCTTGGTCTGACGCATTGAACGGGCAAGAGCCTTAGCCTTCTGTGCACCAACCTTACCATACTGGTCATCTTCATAGATTTCGCGAGTGATGATAAAGCCAAGAGCGTACACTACATGGTTGTAGCGTGAGGTGAAGCCTTGACGTTCACTATCGTATTGGATAGGAGCGCCTTCGTTCTTAACAGCGGCAAGGCCGAAAGAACTTAGACCGAGGTCTTCTTCGTATGCACGATCAGAAGAATTCTTCTCGAACAGCTTGTCCCATTCAACAGGATAGTCATTGTAAGACTTACCGTAGATTGAGTTGAGACCGGGCCAAAGTAGCTTGGCAAAACTTGAACTAGTAATAACTGACATATATTATACCTTTCGATTAAACGCCAACAGTTCCGACAGACTTGAACTGATGATTGTTGATTTGAACGTTAACCTTGGTATAGTTACCAGTAACTTCATTACCAACCTTAGCAGCAACGCCAGTGATCTTGAACGGTAGAGTGGCCGCAGTACCCTTGTCAGACATGTTCAGTGAATGCGCAGAGTTACCAGTGGAGGTAGAACCAGCACCAGCAAAGATGTTTGCATTCTGACCAACATCGGCTAGAGCAAATGAATATGCAGAACCGGCTGCAGTAGCTTCAACTTCATAGATCAGATCTGGAGAGTCAGCAACGAGAACATACTGAGCAGTAGAAGCAGGACGATAGACTGGAGTGTCTAGAGAGATAGAACCGCTAGACATGTTACCAGTGACGGGATCGAGCTTAGTGTTAATAACACCAACCACAACACCAAGAGCAGGTTGACCAGTACCGGCAACACCAGCAGCATGAGCAGTGACGTATTGAACGCCCTGAGCATTCGCGTCAGCAGCAAGCTTGACAACGTCACCTACGAATAGGGCAGTTGCATCACCAGCGGCGACAGCATAGATATTGGATTGACCATTATATGGGGCACCAGTAACATGCTTAACGGGACGGAAACCGTTAATTTTAGAAATGTTAGCCATTATTTTCCTTTAAGTTAGGAAGAAACTTCTTATGAGATTTTGAGTTTACCATACATCCCAGCAGT